GGTAATCATACATATCGTATGCGCTATTAAATTCAACTTCCAATTGTATTATATCGAGGTAAGTGTTGTGGGAGTTGTGTTTTATCTTTGACAATAATTCTCGTTTAGTTTTGGCCTTAAGGTTGTAAACTTCGCTATCGCCTTCTTGTGTGGCTATCCATATTTTAAATTTCATCCGCGGCCCCCTTATACTTGCCTTAATACTATTACGTTAATACCGTACAGCTCCATTGCCTTACCCTTTGCTTCATTAAACCCCGCTGCCTGTACCGTGCCTACCTTTCTCGGCCCGTGCAGGCGCTTGCTATCCCTTTTGTAAACATCAAAATAATTGCTCTGTGTGGCATACTTTTTGCTTATCGTTTTGGTTTTTTTCATTGTCCGGTGCCCGCCTTTCATGTTCTTATATATATATCATAACATATAAGATAAAGAAAGTCAAGTAAAAAAATAAGATAAATTATGTAAATTAATCATATATTTACAGTACCCGGTATGTATACTAATTATAACCATACCTTAAAAGGGGGCCGCACCGATGGCTAAAAAGGCCAAGATACCTAAGCGCAATAAGTACCCACAAGCCACTGACGCCCCCCTGTTAGCCCCTAAGACCAACGGTAGTAAGCGCAGCCTGTACGATGATGACAAGTACCCGGATATAGCTCGGCAGTTATGCGAGTTGTTTGGTGCAGATAATATCCAACTGGGTAAGGTGTTTGGGGTCAGCCATATCACTGTACGTACATGGCGTGAGAACCACCCCGACCTTAATAGCGCCATAAAAGCAGGTAAGGACGTGTACGATAGCCGGCAGGTAGAAGATAGCCTGTTACGCCGGGCCTTGGGCTTTGCATATGACGAGGTAACGGTAACACAGATAACCCTGCCCGGTAAGGATAAGAACGGTACCAAGGTACGTGTGCCGGCAATTAAAACCGCAGTGACGAAAAAACAGGTTGTGCCCGATGTAGGGGCTATGTGTTTTTGGCTTAAGAACAGGCAGCCTGAGCGTTGGAAGGATATTAAGCAAACAGTATTGCAGGGCGGTATAGCCCATGACCATAAGCATAAAGGCAAGGTAGAAATCGATGACAGTGCTGACAGAACAGCCCAAGTCCTCGCCATCTTGCAAGAATCAGGAATTATTGCAGTTGGCGGCGAGCAACCCGGCGTTGCGCAAGGCGGTAGTACCAAGACTCACTAAGTACATACCGCATGTGCCTACGCCAAAACAACAGGCATTCCTATTGCTTACTTGTAGGGATGCCTTTTACGGTGGGGCCGCCGGCGGTGGGAAGAGCGATGCCCTCCTTATGGCGGCCCTACAATATGTTGATGTGCCGGGTTATAACGCTGTATTGCTGCGTGATACATATGCGAACCTGACTAAGCCCGAAGGATTACTTACGCGCGCGCATGAGTGGCTGGCCGGCAGTGATGCACGTTGGGATGGGGATAGGAAGTGTTATGTTTTCCCCAGTAATGCCACATTAAGTTTTAGTTATTTGGATGGGCCGCTGGACCATTTTAACCACCAAGGCGCAGCGTACCAGTTTGTTGGTATAGATGAGATAGTTAATATACGCGAGAACCAAGCCCTGTATGTTGGCTTTAGCCGTGCCCGTAAGTTGGAAGGGTATGAGGACCTGCCTATACGTTTCCGCTGTGCCAGCAACCCGCCTACAAGGGAGCAGGTAGCCCGGGGCGCGTGGGTTAAGGGCAGGTATGTTGACCCGCGTACGCGCAAACCCGGTAAGATTTTTATCCCTGCATGGCTGGAAGATAACCCACACTTAGACGCTGATGATTATGATAAGTCATTGGAAGAGCTTGACCCCATTACCCGGGCACAGTTAAGGCAGGGCGATTGGGAAGTGCAGGCCCTTGGCGGCATGTTTGAGCGTGAATGGTTCCAGCTTATAAATGAAGATGATGAATTACTTAAGACCGTAATTGCCAGTGTGCGCTTCTGGGATTTTGCTGCTACTGACCCGCTTAAACGCAAGTTGCTACAGAACAGGGGGAAGGACCCGGATTGGACAAGCGGCTGCCGTATGGATCTAACCAAGCAGGGCATGTACGTAATACACGGTTTTAAACGTACGCGCAAGGAGCCCAGTGGTGTTGAGGACTTGGTAAGGCAGACAGCGGAGGAGGATGGTAAGGGTGTGCGTGTACGGTACGAGGAAGAAGGCGGAAGTGCCGGTAAGATTGTAACAAGCCATTTTAGGCGCAACATATTACCGGGCTGGGACTTTAAGGGTATAAAGCCAACCAAGAGCAAAAGCAAACGTGCAGCACCATTGGCAAGCATGGCCGATGGGGGCAATGTATATATAGTACGGGGCCAGCATGTAAATACATTTTTGGATAGTGCTATATTGTTCCCCGATGGCCCGCATGATGATGATATAGATAGTGCCAGCGGGGCCTTTGCCGAACTGGCCCTAGGGGCGCGGGTGCAGATGAGGAGTGCGTAATGGTTAACAAAGTAATTTGTCATTTGAGTAAACAGGCCAAACAGCCCAGACGATAAATGAGTAATGTTGTTATTACTCGTTTGACATGTTTGCTGACTTGTCAAAGGAGTAAACTATGCGCACCTTAGTAGCATTTATACGGCATTTTATATGGCACCTAGATGCCCGGGCCTATATATACACGGCCCTTACGGCAATAATAATTCTGTTGGCCAAGCTACGCAAATGGCTGGGCCGTAAGCTAGGGGGTAAGTATGCTTTTGTTACGCGCAGGGACAGGGATAAGCAAAACATAATGCCCGGGGCGTTTAATGATATGATGGCAAGCAATTATGCGGAGTGGCGTGGTGTATTTATTGCCTGTTGCGATTGCGATTTGGAACATAAATTTTATTTTGATAAGGACGGCAATTTGCACGGGCTGCCGGTACGGCCCAATAGGTATAAATATAAGTGCAGGGGTAAGTGGTAATGACGATAACAAGTGAAATTTGCGAGCCAGTAGAGGATGCACAGTGGCTACGTATTATGGCCCGGGAGTTTGGGGGCAATGCATACAGGGTAAATGGCAAATTGGTTATAAGCAGCGATATGGCCGATTATATGTCTGAAAAGTTTAATGCGATAGCAGGCAACCTAGATGCTATGCAAAACAAAATGCAATAAGGAGGTGCCGTGTGATGAAAAATGTTACGACTATGTTATTGAGCTTCTTACTTGTCCTGTGCATGGGCTTAATCTTTTCTGTGGATGCGATTAGTGTAGCCGCGACGGGCAATGAAATAACAATAACATATGGCGAGCCAACAACCAATGAACAATGTGATGTTTGTGCTGAACCCGCAATAGTAAATCAAGCAGATTGTACCAATGCAGGCGGGAACTGGAACCCCAATGCCGCACCACTAACTGATTTAGCTACTACAACAATATGGTATGACAACATTACGACAGGTACGGTTAAGGTAATGGATGTGCCTGCGAGCGCGCCTACGGGCGGGGGCGCTGTAACCAAAACGTTTACGGTACCTGATGCACAGAAGGGCTGGGAACGTAATTATACATTCTGGGTTACTGCCAAAGATATAACGGGCAACACATCATGCGATAGCCCGAAGGTTGAGGTTAAGATAGATAAGCGTCCGTCACGGGGGCCTAAATAAAGGAGGAATGATACTATGCCAACAAGGACAATTAATACCCTTATAAATAGCAGCCCAATGTGGTGCAGCGAGATTATATTACAGGGCAACCAGTTTTTAGATATAAGCATACGCCCGGGCACCAGCTTTGTGCAGGACCCAACGCTTAGCGGCGTAAGCGCTGTGTTTACTTTGCAGCGCCAGTTGCCGGGCGACAGCATATGGCGCGACCTTAGTTTTTATTCGTTACTTTCCGTCAGCGGCATAGGGGCGGCCATAGAGCTTGCCAGCAATTGGTCCGTAGCGGAGACGGTTACCTATAGGCTGGGCTGCAAAAACGGGGAATACTATAGTGGCGATGCATGGGTGCGGTTAGGGGGCTAATACATGGCACCAAACGAGCATGAGCAAAATGAATTGTGCGAGGAGAAATTTAAGACGCTTGACAAGCAGGTCGATAATATAACGCACCCGGTGGAGGGCGCATTGGCACGGTTGCACTCTAAAATAAATACTGTGGCAAAGGATACAAGTGATAAAATGGCAAAAAAGGTAAGCTGGTCATTCATGTCTGTGCTAATTTTTGTTGTGCTGGGCGCCTATAGTTATACCTATACTGTGGCCAAGGATACACAAACATTAGGGGTTAAAACCATTGAGGCGCACCAAGATTTAGCAACCAAGGAAGATTTAAAGGGAATGAAAGATGATTTTAACGAGCGCATTACACGTATGGAAGATAGAATAATTAAGCAGATTAAGAGGCGTTAATGGTATGGGCAGATGCCATGGGACGACGATACAATTGATTGCCGTTTTATTACGGCCTTCTATATATGGCGCGGGCTGTATGCGGAGGAATGCAGGATGATGGAATGCATAACATATACATTAAATGATAGGATGCCGACCATTGCGGAGCGTTGCTGCCGTAATTGTTTTAGGCAGAAGGGGGATAAACAATGTCTAGGGACATAAACAGGCTAACACCCAAGGGCATGCCGTTGTACCAAGATTTCAAGTACCGCATGGAAAAAGCGGGGCTATTATTTATCCTTACCAGTGTGGACAGGGCCATACTGGAGCAGGTAGCAATATACACGCAGGGCCGTATGGGGCTTACACAGGTAAACAAGGTGCGGGAGGCTGCCGCATTGCCGCTTATAAAAATTGATGAGAATAAGATTGTTACATGGGCAATAAACAGCCTGCACGTTACCAATATGTATGATACGGCGCTTAACAATGATTACAGCCGGGCGTTTGACATTGCCTTGCGCGCGCACGGGCGCGTACATTGGGACGTAAAGGTAAGTGTTAATGATAATGAAGTACCTGATTATGAGG